AAAATGCCCAAACACCGAGGGAGATGTCACAGACTATTTTATAGTCATTTTTATGATTATGACTAAGAAACCCTTGATCGCCCCTCTTGCATATGCTGTTCGCCAGCAGTCCGCTGCTCCCACACTCCCCGCATTCATTGATATGACAGTCAAGACGGTCAAGGAAAATGGAACACCACCTCCCCCTGCGGATTGGCCAGATGCGACGACAAGGGGACTGATCGAACAAATGAAAAAGGGAGAGACCACAATCCAGACACCTGAAGGGGATACTGTTCCGAATCCCGGATATTGGGGATACAAGTATATCTACGGAGAGCCGAAGGCAGCAGGTTCTGCGGCGAGCTCGTCTGGATCTCCCGCTCTTGGCTCGTCAAAGTGCGTGCCGTCTGTTCACAGTATTCCCGGTGGAATGACCGAGACTCGGTGTTTCAACTAGAACTAACGACCTAACGAACACTGAACATGAACATGATCTTGTTGGCCGCATAGGATTCCAGTTTATGATCCAGTATCTTCTCCACCTCATCATGCTCATAATCGGCATCCAGCGTAACGATAGTGGGATCACCGTCCTCATCCAGAAGTTCACGGTGAACAGTCACGAAATTCCCCTCGATATCGTATGCATCGAAAGCCAGTCGGGGGCGCAGATTCGGCCCCATACCTATTTCAACCGTCTTCCTGATCGTCCAATCATGTACCCACTGGGTTGGACGGTCAAGAGTTGAATACATATACGCTCGTTGATGTTCAACCGACCATCGAACATATATGACATCACCATCGTTCAAATCTTCAAATTCGGCAAGCTGATAATCTTGGTCGCTATAGGCGCTATTGTTTCGGGGTGCTAGAGGAGGATCCATTTTGCGGTTCACCGATAGCCAGGAATACAGATTCGTTTTGATCAGTATCGCTAAGCGTGATGTGTAGACGGATATGGACACCGTTCTTTGCGTGAAATTTCCATCGTCCCATTAAAAAGGATTTGCGTTCCCATTCATGGGCTGGGCGTTCGGGGTTTGATCCCTTTTGATAATACAGTTCTTCAATATCAATTTCGTACACCTTTTCGCCGACATACCAGTCCAGTGTTTCCCCGATGGATACGCCGACAGGGGCAAACCTACCATTCATAAACAAGGTCCCAGTATCTGTGAAGCACGTGACTTTCACCCTCTCGGGAACTCCGTCATTTAAAAATACAATATCTCCGACATTCACCAGTCTTCTTCTTGGTTTAAACATATTCAGATTTAGCCCTAAATAGAACGCCATAATATTACCACACATTTACTTCGTAGTTAAATTTTATGGACATAAACTATATGAGGTGCTGTTTCTGTATTTGCGTGTACAACAACGAACAGGGTCTACCCGCAGTTCTGAGGAATATAACGAAACTCCGAACACTGTTTTCCGACTCTAGAGTGGTAGCCGCCTATAGTTCGTCAAAAGATGCGTCACTGTCTATTCTTCAGGCACATGGCGTCGAGATCGTTATGGTCCCCCCTTACCGCCAAAAAACTCAATTCACATTCTCACCTACAATGATTGCAAAACCAACAATGGCCAACCGCACAGCTAGAATCGCCGATGCTCGTAACTGTCTACTCCAGCATATTCGCCAGTCTTACAGTGATTTCGAGTTTTTTGCAATGATCGATGCCAATAATTACTCGTGTGTTGGCGAGGTGAACCTAGACAGTGTTTCGTCTGTTCTTCAGAGAAATGATTGGGATTCTATTTCGTTTCATAGGGGTGGAGGATACTACGATATGTGGGCTCTCTCCTATACACCGTATATTTACAGCTTTCAGCACTTTACAGAGATGAAACGTGTTATTGAGGACATGCGCAAGCACTTTCACTTTTTATTGATGGACTATATCACCAATCGCCCAACTGAATTGATACCAGTGTATTCCTCTTTCAACGGTTTTGCTATTTACCGAACCCCCAAGTTCCTGAACTGTAGTTACAGCGATGTTATTCATACTGAATTGTTACCTGACTTCCAAGAACAGGTAAGGATGTATGGACCTCCAGTTCAAATTCTTACGGGGGACTGCGAACACCGTAAGTTTCATCTTGAAGCTATACGGAAAAACGGTGCACGTATACGTATATCTACTCAACACGTTTTTCGGAAACTTGAGAATCCTCCCGAAGGACTACAGGGGCCTGCCTGACCTAAACTAGGGTCTGATCGATTTTGATGTGGAACACGAGTCGCTGTTTCCAAGTCGCTCTTTGCATATCCAGGAAATACCGAATAACCACGGGGGTCCCCGGTAGAATATCGTTAGGACACGTGATCATCCTCGACCAGTCAGATACCCATACACGGGTAGACGACACGACGATACCGGGAGTGTTTTCAGGTCGCCGCTGGAGAATGTCCATGAACGCCAAGTCCCGGGCATGTTTCTTCGCAAATTTCTGGAGACGGTTACAGTCCTCCCGGGCATTGGGGACCGGCATACCTTTCATGGCCATCTGGTTGACTACATCGGCCCACCTGCGGATGGGAGAAGAACCATGGCAGTACCGAGTCTGGAATCCCCAATGTTGGACTTTGGGAGATGTGTGTTCGTATGTTGCGGCCGCATAAGCAAACATTCGAGCATTCAGACCAAGACGCTCGTATTTATCCATCTTCTCGCCATCGGGCATAGAATGATGACGAAGTAGACCCTTGCCAAGTTTTACGAGTTCTTCAGCCATCGTCTTGTTGTAGAAGATCATCAGTTCGGCAATCCAGTCGTGGGGATCGATAAGCGGACGAGCGGCCAGGTGTTCGCAGATGGATTGTAGAAGAGGGATAGAGATCTCGGTGGCTAGTCGGCAGCTATCGTACGTATACGATGCCTTGTTAATGATCGTCACCTCCTTGAATTGGGGATCCCGGATATATCCGTCCCAACTGAAGATGAGGGCATACCCCAATCTCCTCTCCCCAGGTAGAAGCGACATCTTGTGTTCAACCGTCTTGGGAAACATGCTCCTTACAGGAACCCCGCCGTCGTAGAGAGACTGGCCGATGTTCTGGGCATGAGTCATCCATGGATTTTCTGCGACCCATTCGGCAACATCCGCAATCGTGATCGCAACCTTGGTGATCCCCGACTCTTCCCAGATAGAGATACAATCATCAATATCCTGGCACCCGGGGGGGTCAATATTGATGGTGGGAACATCAAGAACGGGACGGAAGAAGAAGGACGAAGGCTCCTTCGTTTCGGGGATCTTGGTCCAGTAATCGGGAGAATAAGCGACGTGAATCGCCTTCCTCTCTGCCAGGGGATCCCCACATGCTCCCACGACTTCCACGATCTGACCACGTGGGAGTTTGTCATCATTGATCTTTTCGGCAATCACTAGGATATTCCGTTTCAGATCACGGTGCGTGGATGCCACGATCATCTGAGGGAATACATTGTTCAGGGGACTAAAGAGATACATCGGAACGTTTCGGGATGTGAGTCCATACCTCGTTTTGTTGGTAAGTTGAAGAACGCCGGCAATCCGTGACATTCTGTGGTTGCCCCTTCTTTACTGCCATGGGTCTACATTCGTTTTTATGGTGTTTGCGTTGGCATTGGGGCATTTGTTACACGGTGCGGCGGCAGGTGGAGATAAGGATCCCTGAGACAACATCATATAGTAAGCAATCCCCGCCAGTAAAACAAGCCCAAGTATCCAGAAAATCATTATTGTTTTCAGGTAAGACGATTTATACATAAAATAAATGGGCATACCCTTCTATTTCGTCAGTCTTATCAAAGCTCACAAAAATATTGTATCCAGAGTTCGAGGAAAACTTCAGCCCGATATCCTTGCAGTCGATTTCAATTGTCTGATTCACAATTACATGGACGATGCCCGCCCTATTGAGAGCGTGGTCGAAGCACTCATAAAACTCCTAGATGAAACATGCCAGGCGAAATTTCTCTACATTGCGATGGATGGCCTTGTTCCTTACGGCAAGATCGTACAGCAGCGATACCGCCGTTTCCGCATTTCTGAGACTGGGGTCTTTGATCGTAACCAGATTTCTCCAGGGACGCCGTATATGAAGGAGCTGGACCAAGCCGTTCGGGCCCGTCTACCCCATGCCATCATTTCATCCACCGAAATCCCAGGCGAAGGCGAACACAAACTCTTTGAATGGATCAAGACTCTACCCGCCCCCCAGCGCCAGAATGTCGTGATCTACGGTCTAGATGCCGACCTTATTCTCCTCTCACTCTCTCAAACTGCTCTCTGCCCTCAACTATGGCTACTCCGAGAGAACCAGAGTTTCCAATCAAAGATGGACGGATACTCGGTCCTATCCATCCACGCCCTCGCAGGGGTTCTTCCTATCCCAGCGGATCGCTACGTTGCGCTCTGCGTCCTCTGTTTCGGCAATGATTTTATGCCTGCCATCGGGATGTTTTCCTTGCGTGAAAGCGGACACGACCGGGCGCTAGAGTGTTATCTCCAAGCAGGTTCGCCCGATCTAACGACAGTTGCTGGTCGTCAGATCTTCTTGCGGACGGCAGCCACACAGGAACTGAAATTCTATACCCAGAAAGTCGGAGCACGAGAGAATCCTGCTGAACGGGCGATCTTTTCGCCAGATGCCCAGCACTTTGAGAAGCGGTATAATCTTCACCTTCTCGATGGAGTCACAGATACCCAATATCTGGTCCATGCGTTCTGGAAGACGTTTCATTGGACACTACACTATTTCTGTGAGAACGAGTGTCTCGACTGGAACTGGGTATACCCCTACGCCGAAGCCCCCCTAATTTCTCAACTTGTACGATACGAAGAAGTCCCGACCGTATGGAATGCCAAGACACCAGCCTTCACCATCACTCGGCAATTACAATTCATTCTTCCCCAAAAGTCCCTGCGGACAACCCATAAGCGTGTCCTGTTTCCCGATGAGTGCTACAACGAGGAAACAGATATGCGTATTCCATGGATGCGAAGGTATGCGTGGGAATGCGATCCCCGTATTTCTCTGCCTCTCCCTAGCGAAGAGCTGACCTCGGTCCAATCTTTCCAATATTGCGAAACGTAAAGGTGCTTGAAGGGTTCAACCGAGGAATAAACGTTCCACTCGACGATAAAGTGGAGGTAGGGTTCGAAAGGGGTGAGACGTTAATATCTGAAAAGACCGAGAGATCCGACCACTGAAATGACCGTTTAGACCAGTAACTATCTTCAATAACATTGAGTTCCCGTAATTTTGGAACCATAGAAATACCCGACATCGTCATATTCCGCATCCAGTCGCTTCGTATGTACGTCAAATATTCCCGACGCCGGGTAGTGGCCGTATCTTCAGGTAGGAACACTACAAGTTCAGCCATACTGTCTTCAAACGAGTATACTCGTCCACGGTTCCGAGCATTCACAGAATTATGCGCCCGCATAACAAATTCCAGGACTCCTCGGCGACTTGATTTCCATCCTGGATTTATGAGTGTATACGCCGCAATGGTATCTGTGAAATGCTGCATACAGCTTGGACACAGAATTGTTGCAGTGAACGATAATAACCATCGTGAGAACATTTCTTGTTCAAGATCGGTCGGGTTATCAGGGTATAACGCAGAGATGGAATGAAGCGTCGCCCATCCAAGTGGGCCCCAACCTTTCGTCATTTTACTCTATTATACTGGACGATCAAGAAAGAAGTCCCGCACCGACCGAGTCAGCATACAGTGTGCGAAGGACGGCCGGAGGGATATTCTTCTTCTCGCTGGAGATGATTTTCTTCTCAATTAGACGCTTGCGAATCGTTCCAATATCAGTGTGTGCCGCCTTGGAACGAGCTGTCTTCCTCGCCTTCTCAATTCCTCCTTCCATCATGAGTTTTACCGAGCGTTTACGGGTCGGCGGGGCCTTGGATGGATTCTTGCTGGGGTGGATCTTAGCCGTCTTACGCAGGATTCCACGGGGGAACGTCTTGGTGCTGCGCTTACGACGTCCGCCGATACCTGGTCCGCTCGGCATGGCTCCACGAGGATTGAGGGGGTGCTGGATCTGGTAGACTTTGGCCAACTTATCTTCCCCGTTAAATGCGGGGTCCGTCGCCTCATTGATGATATCGCCACCACCAACCTTGATAACCTTGTATTTGTTGGGGTCGGGAGCCATTCTTCTTATTCTTATAGAAAACGGATAAAATGTCTTACGGCGAAGGTGTCTCTCAATAACAGGATGGACGCTATCCGAGCATATTTCAAGCAGGGTATTTCTCGTTTCTCAGAGTCACAGATCGAACCGTATGAGGATTTCCTTCGCAACAAACTCCCGCTGATTCTTCGTTCCACACCTCCCATCGTGGTGTGGCACGACCAGGACGAAGCGACGAAGAAATACAAATACGAGTTCCGCCTATCCTTTGATAACGTATCGTATCTCAAGCCCCGTATCCAGGAGGCCACCGGTCGTCTGAAGCAGATGCTGCCCTGCGAGGCTCGGATCCGCAACTTCACCTATGCCGCCCAGATGTTTGTGGATATTCGCCTGAAGGTTCGATCGTACAGTGGTGCGGATCTTTCCGAATTCAAGGAGGAGACCAAGTTGTTCGAGGGCATTTCGCTCGGCAAGATCCCGGTGATGCTGGGGTCATCGCTCTGCGTCCTCAAGGATTACCCCATGACGATGGAGGAGCTGGGAGAGTGTCCCCAGGATCCCCTGGGCTACTTTATCGTTCACGGTGGTGAACGTGTGATTCTGTCGCAAGAGAAGGTGGCGGACAACCGTGTCATGGTCTTCCTCAACAAGAAGGCGACTACCAAGCATTCGCATTCAGTGGAGATGAAGTCGCTTCACGAAAGCTTTACCCTGCCTCCCAAGAAGCTGGAGATTCGTGTCTCCGCCAAGTTCAACGGTCTGGGGTACCCACTCTCCATCTGCATTCCCCGCTTCCGTGAAGATATTCCGATCATGGTATTCTTCCGCTGCCTCGGCATTACTAAGGATAAGGATGTCCACCGTCTCCTGAATGTGGATGACACAGATTACCTGGCAGCGTCGTTCAAGGAGTGTGCCGATATTAGTGTATTCACACAGGAGGAGGCGATTGAATACCTGTCGCACCATCTGCAATACCCTCCAGCCGTTGAGGACAAGACTCCTCACGTCCGTGCCCTTCTCTTGACTGAGTTCCTGCCGCATGTGACACTGGCTGGCGAGAAGCTGGAGTCCGAAGTATTGGTCGCTCGTAAGGTCAAGATCATTGCGAGTATGGTCAAGAAGCTCCTGGATACTGCGAGTGGCAAGATCCCCCAGGATGACCGTGACGCTTACCCGAATAAGCGGGTGGTGACCACGGGTGCCCTGCTGACGCACCTCTTCCGCCAGCTGTTCCAGAAGGTGTGTAAGGATATCCGCTCCAAGTTCGTCCACGAGATCAATAATGATAATTGGAAGCGAAGTGGCAAGCCCCTAGATGTCCTCGTCCTTTCCAATCTCTACAAGATCCTCAAGGTATCCTCGATAGAGGGCAAGCTGAAGCAGGCACTGGCCACTGGAAACTTCACGGTCCAGGGTCTTGGAACATCGGGGTCTACTTCGCTCTCGAACGCCACCAAGTCGGGTGTTTCGCAGGTCCTGAACCGCCTGTCGTATAACGCCACGCTCTCGCATATCCGCCGTATCCAGACGCCGGTAGAAAAGTCAGGCAAGCTCCTGGCTCCTCGCAAGCTCAATGGATCTTCGTGGGGGTTTGTGTGCCCCGTGGAGACTCCAGAGGGTCATTCAGTGGGTATTGTCAAGACGATGAGCCTGATGTCTACTGTATCCACTCACGTGCCCTCCTTCGTGGTCCTCAATCTTCTCAAGGAGATATCGGGGGTGGATTGGGTAGAAAATGTCTGGTCAACTGGTCAAGTCGCAATCTTGGTGAACGGTGTCATCGTGGCATACACGAATACGCCTGCTGCCGTCCACTCTCAGCTGAAGACTGCGAAGCATACGGGGGCAATTCATCCCCATATCTCCGTCGCCTGGAATATCATGGCGAACCGTATCCTGATTGAGACGGATGCCGGCCGTCTTGTTCGTCCGATCTTCCGAGTTATGGAGGGTAAACTCATTCCTCCTCCCACATCGGATGTATGGGACGACTGGGTGCGGACGTGTGTAGAATACGTGGACGCCAATGAATCCGAGGTCATCCGTATCGCAATGTTCCCTTCCGAGATTGACGGGCACACGCACTGCGAGATTCATCCACACATGATTCTTGGTCACATGGCAGCGATCATTCCGCTGTCCAATCACAATCAGTCCCCTCGTAACGCTTACCAGTCAGCCATGGCAAAGCAGGCCATGACCCTCTACGCCTCGAACTACCACAAGCGTCTAGACAAGAACGCTTACCTCTTGGCATCTCCCCAGCGCCCGATCGTGGAGACACAGATCATGAGTATCCTGAACATGCACAAGATGCCGAGCGGGTGTAATGCGATTGTGGCCATCGCCTGTTATTCCGGATACAACCAGGAGGATTCCGTGATTCTCAACCGGGCCTCCCTCAAGCGTGGATTCATGCGGGGGTACTACTACACCGTCTACAAGGACGAGGAGCATCGTAATGTGGCGAGCGGACGTGAGGAGCGGTTCTCCAAGGCTCGGCATGAGAATACCAAGGGATTCAAAAACACGTCGTATCACGCCATCCAGGAGAACGGTATCCCAATCAAGAATGCCGTGGTCCAGGAAAACGATGTTGTGATTGGCAAGGTTGTGAATATGCGCAGCGATCCGCACGGATACCTCTACCGTGATCTCTCGACCACCCACAAGAACTCGGAGCCTGCTCGTATTGACGGGGTGTGGCAGGATAAGAACTCGGATGGGTATCCGTTCGTGAAGGTCAGAGTTGTTGCCGAGCGCACTCCTCAGATCGGTGATAAGTTCGCTTCCCGTGCCGGGCAGAAGGGAACATGTGGAATGATTCTGGACGAGTGTGATATGCCCTTCACGGCTTCGGGCCTGCGTCCCGATATCATCATGAACCCTCACGCCATTCCGTCTCGCATGACGATCGCCCAGTTGCTGGAGACGATGTACAGCCGTATCGGCGTGCGCACCGGAAATCTGGGTGACGGCACGCCTTACTCCCACCTCGGGATGGAGGATCTCAAGGTTCACATGCGCAACCTCGGTCTCCACCCTTACGGTAACGAGATCATGTATAATGGTCAGACCGGTGAGATGATGGAGGTAGAAATCTTCCTGGGAACCACGCATTACCAGCGCCTCAAGCACATGGTGATTGACAAGTGCCATTCTCGTGGTCGTGGTCCGATTGTCTCGCTCACTCGCCAGCCGTGTGAGGGCCGGGCACGTGATGGCGGACTGCGTGTGGGCGAAATGGAGCGGGACTGTTTCATATCGCATGGTGCGGCCGTATTCACGAAGGAGCGACTGATGGATGTCAGCGATCCGTTCAGTGCTGGGGTGTGCACGGGCTGCGGGTCTCTCGCTACAATCAATGAGAAGGATCGTCTCTATGAGTGTAGGTCGTGTGGTGCCAAGGCTGGTCTGGAGGATAAGACCATTCCTTATGCGGTCAAGTTGTGGTTACAGGAGTTGGAGGCGATGCACATCTCGCCTAGAATGATTTCGCCCGCTTAGTTGTCTGGCGCCGGTGGTGACGACGACGACCCGCCACCTTTTTAGTCTTGGTGTGCCTACGACGGCGACCTGCTGTTTTTGGCTTGCCAGTGACAAGGGCTACAAGCCCACTGACGGCATCACTAACAGTTGCGTCAGTTGTGGGTAGCGGAGGAGCAGAACGCAGAGCAGCTAAGGACGCACGGCGCCGGCGGACAGGAGGGATAGAGAAGGCCGCACGGACTTCAGGCTTCAGTTCCCGCTTCATGGAATCCAGCTCGGCATCCAAGATGGCAATCGCCTGGCGCTCCTTTTCCATATCTGCCATAAACTCCTTGAATTTGGAGTCCGTCACAAGAGGCTTAATGGCTTCCCAGATTGTCTTGCCGTCCAGTGCCAGAAGGGTTTTTCCACCCTCAATGAGCTTCTCACGCAGGATGTAGACGATATAGACGCAGAAGAGAGCCACACCTGTCTGTCCCGCAATCACTCCACTTCCAGCCGCAACCTGAGCCGAGAACTCAAGGGCGGTCAAGGTATTGGTAAACATCGTTCCGAAGGTAGGCAGGGCAGCGGAAACGTTGATGAGGCCGTTGACCACAGCCGTTCGCAGACCCTCGTTGACTCCTACCACTACAGCACCCGCAGCCGAAGCCCACTTGAGGGCCGCCACAATATCCACCGGTGTTGCCTCGGCCTCCGCACTCTTGGCCTCAATCGCCGACGCCATATCGGTGGTGATCTTGTCAACCGTGGTGGCTCCACGACGGCACTGCGTCGTAAAGAACTTGGCGATCGCACCTCCTAGTTCACGGAACCCACCACCAACCTTCCGCCCCTTCCGCCGCCGCCCGCCCGTTGCTCCTGTCTCTGGGACACCCAGTCCTACAATAGCTTCGGACATGACATCTGCCAGTTCGGGATCACAACCTCCAGAATAAACAGTCGCAATTGTAGCTAGAACTTCATCCGCAGATGCTGGGACTCCCGCCTTTGCCGCTGAACCGTACTTGTGCAGGAGGGTCACCAGCCACTCTGGGCGATTCCCTGATGGAATTTCAATACCCTTGGATTTGGCCATATCAATGAGAGCGGCCACCGCCGACTGACCAGAAGAAGACATTATTCATACCCGAGAACAAAATTAGGAAGAGATAGTGTATACATAATTCGAACCACTGGCACTATCAAAAGACACAAATGAAAGCTTGTTCTGGCTGCTGATAATAGGTGATGTGTATATCAATCCTGGAGTATTGTATTGAAACAGGTTCGGGCTAGCTGTGCTGAATGCGACTGGTCTCGATGAGGTCGGAGGGGTAGGGTAGCGATAGACTGCATTAGAGGAACATACATAAAGAGATCCACCCGCATCAAGAACTGGTGTTATGTTGCTTAGAATATTGCTCTCAAACGATCTCCAGAAACTAACCACATTTCCCCCTGTCGAATCAATGTATGCTCCAGGAACACCTAGGAATCCACCCGCAGCATACAGAATACTGCTTGTTGTCGTGAAATACAACCAAGTTGTGCCTTGGAAATCGGTGAATAACATCGGGGATGACTGAAGACTTCCTATTCCAGACAACGTTACAATTGTATCTGCACCTCCTCCGAATCGTGTAGGAGTCTTGTTGATTACATATATGCTATTCGACGCATATGTTGCCAATAGATTTCCAGCCATCAACGGGGCGTTACATATTGGCAGGGTTCCAGTCGGATATGACCAGTATTTCGATCCAGTTGTTGCATTGTATGATACTATATTTCCTCCTAGTGTTCCGGCAAATACAGATACTCCGTCGGAGACTAAAGAACTCTTGAACTGATCACCTTCTAGAGTATTGCTCCACACGGTATTCCAGGATGTAATATCACGAGCAATTATCGTGTTCCCGTAGGCAGTAACAAGTAGGGATTGTGTATCCAGGAACACGGGAGCCCCTGCTATCTGCTGGTTCAGAGTAGTGCTGTAGCGAAGATATCCAACCTGGTCTATAACTTTCAATAGTTTGGAATCAGTGATGAAAGCTACAAGACCAGTAGAGGAAACAACGACCGGCGTAGAGACTGTAGAACCCTGGGGATATTGATAGAGAAGGGTTGGGAATACCGTACCCCCAGATGTTGTTAGAACATTAAGAATTCCACTCCGTGTCATGAAATAGATGTACCCCTGTGGTCCAAACGACATTGGAACGTAAGATGTTTGGGATAAACAGTTGATGATACTTATTAAACTCGCAGACAGTCGCAAGGATGTCATAGTCCCGGTGCTTATGAACGATTTTGTGGACTGTGAGGTTGGTGTTTCCACAGGGTATATTGGGGCAATCGGCGGAGTTGGTGGTGGCGGAGGATTTGGATTTACCCGTCCAGGTGTTATTGTAGGACACAGAATTGTGGCGGTGTTAATACACGAATACCGAACTTGTCCAGGTCCGTCTCCCGGAGACGCACGTTTTACCGCAACTCGCTGTGGTGAAGCGAATGACCAGTACTCGGTAGGATTGAACGGCACTACTGACTTCTTACAGTATCCTGGAGCTGGAAGACCACAGTTTGGGAAATGCGGCGATGGAACTGGGGCGGCAATTGGGGATCGCACAAATATATTAAATGCTACTTTTGTGAAGAGCTGAGAGCCAAACGGATTTAGGCTTGTAATATACAGATCCCCCTGTTGATCCACTGCGATTTGGTTGGGGTTTATAAATTGGTAGTTCTGGGCAAAACTAGATAGAGTATTACTACCTCCCCCTGCAATAAGGATACTTGTATTTTTAATGATGTTGTAGAGATACACTCCAGGAAATGCTGACTTGGTCTGAGTATAAAGGATATCAGTTGGTGTCAATACTGCGAGACTGGTTATTCTGCTTTCCGGAGAAGCAGCTGTAGCAGACTGAAGTGTATTTTGACCGGATGTGAAATCAAAGTAGTAAATGTTTCCAGTATAACTGTCTGCTGTATAAATGCGTGTTTCATCAGCACTCAGAACAAGCCCGCTAAAGATGGAATTTGACCCAGTAGGCTGCTGAAAAACGAGGTTCACCTGTCCCTGCCCGTAATTGTCTACAGTAGAGATAGCATTACCATTTGCAGTAATAAAATATACAGTGTTCTGCGAATTAATAGCGACTCCTCCAGTGTTTGATCCGAACGCTTGAATATTCTTTATGTTCCCTGTAGATCCCAGTGGGATCCGAAGAAACTGTGAGTCAGAAGGCGCACTCAGAAAAAGATACTTCCCGGCCGGGTCAGTGGTTAAGGACGTAATAGATCCGCTCAGGGTTCCAGTATATCCTGTGATAGTGACTGGGGTTATACTACCCGAACTCTCGTTATATTTGTAGACACGACCGTTGGATGTTCCGAAATAGAAGTTGTTCCAGTAATACCCAAACCCAAACGATGATGGAGCTATACACATGGCTGAAATCTTGTCGCCGTTTAGAGCCGTCTGTAGATTCAGTGAATACTCGACGGTGGCTCCGCTCATTATACTGGACACGGAGAATTAGACGTAGGACTTCACGAGAAGTAGTGAGATGGCATCGTGGATAACGGCTCCCCAATACGCTTCATACCACGACCTCTCGAATCCTAGAATCATCACTGCAATAACGACAATCGAACGCAGGAATGTGTTGATCAGCACATTCGAAGTTGGGACGAAGAAAATGTCCATTTCAGTCTAGCAAAGAAAAAAATATAAGAGGGGCGAACGCACTCGGCAGGGGAAACCCGCCGTGCCGCTGTCCGTAAGAAAAAAATAATGTCAGTTAGGAGCATAAACAACAATGGGAGGTGGTCTAATGCAGCTCGTCTCGTACGGTGCCCAGGATATCTACATCTCCGGCAACCCGCAGATCACCTTCTGGAAGGTGCTCTACAAGCGCCACACCAACTTCGCCATGGAGGCGATTGAGGTGACGTTCAACGGCCAGGCCGACTTCGGCCGCCGTGTCACGGCTGTCATCAGCCGCAACGCTGACCTGATGTACCGCACGTACATCCAGGTGACGCTGCCGCAGATTGCGCTGACGGTCAACAACACCCGCTTCCGCTGGCTCAACTACGTCGGCCACCGCCTGATCAAGCAGGTCGAGATCGAGATCGGCGGCTCGCGCATTGACCGCCAGTACGGCGACTGGATGCAGATCTGGACGCAGCTGACGCAGCCCGTCGGCACCCAGGTGTCGTTCGACGACATGGTTGGCAACTCCGCCGACCTCGTGCTGCTGAAGGACGCCGCCGGTGTTGCTCTGGACGCCACGTGCGCCGCCTCGGAGGCCACCAACTCGTGCCTCTCCCGTGCCGGCTGCCCGCTCAAGACGCTGTACATCCCGCTCCAGTTCTGGTACTGCCGCAACCCCGGCCTGGCCATCCCGCTGATCGCCCTCCAGTACCACGAGGTGCGCATCAACGTCGAGTTCGAGCAGAACTACAACTGCTGCTACGCCGAGGTTGCGTCGCTGCTGCCCTCGTCGGTCCAGCCGACGGTCACGGGCACGATCAACCTGGGCAACGGTGTCACGGCCGTCTCCCAGCTCCAGCTGGTTGCCGCCTCGCTCTACATTGACTACGTCTACCTGGACACGGAGGAGCGCCGCCGCTTCGCCCAGCAGTCGCACGAGTACCTGATTGACCAGCTCCAGTTCACGGGCGACGAGACGGTCACGGCCTCCTCGAACAAGATCCAGATGAACTTTAACCACCCGGTTAAGGAGCTGATCTGGGTAGTCCAGCGTGACTCGTTCGTTGACTGCAACGCCCCCCCGACGCCGTGGATCCAGGAGGCGTACGGCCAGCAGCCCTTCAACTACTCCGACGACTGGTCGACGGAGGGCATCGTCACGGCCGTCCTCGGCCGCGGCGCCCTGGCCACCAACGGTACGGGTGCGGGCATCCCGACCTACTCGCTGTCGGCGGGTGCGGGTGCCGGCCAGCCCTCTGGCACGGTGCCGGGGGCCCCTTACCTGCCCGGCCTGGGCCTCGCCTCGGGTGCCGGCCTCACCACGGGCTCGGCCATCTACGATGGCTCGTCCGGCGAGTCGGACCAGTTCTTCGAGGGCACGACCAACTACCTGCTCGCCAAGGTCATCCTCGCCTCGAACGTCAAGTGCGAGGGCAAGAACCCGGTGGAGGTTGCCAAGGTGCAGCTCAACGGCCAGGACCGCTTCGACGAGCGCGAGGGCCGCTACTTCGACAAGGTGCAGCCGTGGCAGCACCACTCGCGCACGCCGTCGGTGGGCATCAACGTCTACTCGTTTGCCCTGAAGCCCGAGGAGCACCAGCCCAGCGGCACGTGCAACTTCTCGCGCATTGACAAGGCCACGCTCAACCTGACGCTGTCCGTCAACACGGTCCAGTCGGCTCGCACGGCCAAGGTCCGCATCTACGCCGTCAACTACAACGTGCTACGCGTCATGTCCGGCATGGGCGGCCTGGCGTACTCCAACTAAACACCCTAGTTTTCTAGTGGTGGTTGTCTGGAGCTAAAACATAAAAATTAAATAACGGTCTCGGCAACGAGGCTCAATACAGGCTGTAAACGCAGAATGTATTGATTTAAGGCACGCCGACCGTTTACATATAAATGTTTGATATCGTTGTACCCCTTGGTCCTAACGATTCTATATGGATACACAAGCAGATCGCAGCAACAAAAGCAAGCATTCTTGGTTATCGAAACATTTATATTGTAACACGCCAGTCAAACATTCAAATTGAAGGATGTACGATAATCAACGAATCGATCTTCCCGTTCACTATTGAATCGGTTCAATCAATTCTCGGAAAGAATGAACGGAACGGATGGTATCTACAGCAGCTCTTAAAACTGTACGCAGGGGCTGTCATCCCTGGGATACTTGATCGCTATCTCGTGATTGATAGCGATGTCTTCTTCAAGAACCCAACAAAGTTTGAAGAAGATGACATCTGCTTGTATACTACGGGCACAGAACACCATAGTCCATATTTTGAACATATGAAGAGGCTCCACCCGAGTCTTACCAGGAAGATGGATGCATCTGGCATCGTTCACCACATGATGTTTGAAACCAAGCATATAAACGGTCTTTTCGAGTTAGTGAAACAGACGCATCCTTCCCTTGTGTTTTGGCAGGTGTTTCTTAAGAACGTAGATCCTCAACACATCCTTCATTCCGGAGCATCTGAATACGAGATATACTTTAATTATATGTTACACCACAACCCTACATGTATTCGTATTCGTCCGTTGAAATGGACAAATTCACCAACAATAAATAATTATAGTCAACACTACGATTACATTGCGGTTCACTGGTATATACGAATTTAGGGGGGCAAAGCCTCTATACTAATAAATGATCGAAGGATTTTTACAGTCAATGCTTAATGCAGGGGTTGATCGCTTATCCGAATGCGTTATCTTCGATATTGGAAGCCGAGACTGTGAGCAATCGATTGAGTTCTACAAAGCCTTCCCCCGTGCTAAAATTTTTGCGTTCGAATGTAATCCAAACACGATTCCGATCTGCCAGAAAAATATCGTCCCCTACTCTGATCGTATAACTCTGATTCCGAAAGCAGTTCAATCGTATACGGGAGTGTGTAAGTTCTATCCGATTGATCAGAAAAATACCGTTACGACATGGAAGGACGGGAACCCGGGAGCAAGTTCTCTCTTCGTAAACAATGGGACCTACCCAATTGAAAAGTATGTACAATACGAAACCACCGTGGAGTGCACAACACTTGAGGATTCTATGAAAGAGCACGGAATCTCCAAGGTTGATTATATTTGGATTGATCTACAGGGTGCAGAGCTCATCGCACTACGAAGCATGGGAAATATGATTTCAAACGTGCGTTTTATTCATACAGAAGTATCACACAAGCCAATGTACAACGGACAGGCAATGTTCACAGACATCAACGAATTCCTGCTTCGGAACGGGTTTCGTCTCATCAATGGAATAACCTTTGGGGGATGGCAGGAAGATGCGATCTATATGCGACGCACTTAAATAATACAAAATACACCATACAATGCCATACTTCACAAATTCATACTGGCTTGACGTTTCTAAGCTTACACCTACGTCAGATACCCGAGCTATAGCAGTGGATACACCGAATGCTGTGAAACCCAAGAAGGATATAATGCTAATTGTGCTTCAATGCGAACCCAACGCTATTATGAATCACAGGGAAGCCTATGTTCAGAATCATGACAAGTATGATATGATTCTTACATTTGACGATGAAGTTCTCAAGGCTTGTCCAAATGCTCGGCTCTGTCTTCCTGCGTGCACATGGATTCGACCTGAGGTCTACAACTCCATCGATACAGAGAGAAAGAAGACAAGGATTTCAAGCATTACTGGTAGCAAGAATATGGGAGCCCCCGGCCATTCACTTCGTCAGTTTTTTTACATGAACCAGCTCTTGCTTCGTTCGCACTTCACATGGTTTCGATCGTCAGCCGGGAGTCTTCTTCCAGAGATACAGGCCAATCTCGTTGTTGGCAAGGATTCACATAGCAAGGATATACTTTTTCTCGATTACCAGTTTTCGCTGGTAATAGAGAACTCTCGTCAGAAAAACTACTTCTCGGAAAAATTGATTGATTGCTTGATTACGAAGACTATCCCCGTATACTGGGGATGTCCCAACATCTCGGACTGGTTTGATACACGTGGATGGATTATTCTGGAATCGGAGAGTCTCGTTGAACTCCGACAGAAAACTCTAATTATGCCGAACTATAATGATTACCGGGATTCGATTGAAGCCAATTACCAGAAAGCAAGGACGGAGTTCACAAGTCAGTACCCAGCCATTCAACGTGCCATAAACTTAGGAGTAGCCACCTTGGCTCCCGAAGAGTGAATAAGGGTGGATAGAGTTCCTAGACTTAGGGTTGGAGAGGGGCGAAACAGTCTTTCCGCATTCACGAATAGATTATTATAATTCAGTACCCCTCCCTGAATATTACTATATCCTGCCGCCTGCCCGGCCAGAAACGGAAGAATAACTTTAACTCTGAGCCCTTGATAGATATAAACATCGATCTCCGGAGACTGTATATTTTTCCATTCGATCATCTTATCGTATGCAGAAGAGTTGTATAGAATCCAGTGAGCTGTCAATCCAAATGGTAAATCGTATACTTTTACATTCCTGGTAGAAAGGAGCTGATTAAACATTGCTCCATGATTCACTATTGTGGTGGCACCAATAACTATATCCCACTGATCCTTGTGTATGGAGAGCTTGTAAAGAACTTCGTTCCAAAGATCACGAACTTGTTCTGGCGTATGCTGAAAAGGCGTGCAGTCATCTTCCCAAACAAGAACATATGGGTCTCCTCTTGCCTTTGCTTCTTCAACCGCTTTGACATGAGAAAGCCCGCAACCTTTCCACCCGGGAGATGCCGAAACAGCTGGGACTTTTGTGAGTGTGAATACCCCGTTCCAGTCACGGTTGATCGAATTCCAACGATCGGGCCTGGACTCTAAATTGATAACATACGGATTCGCCATCAGTTATTATTACCGAATATTTTTCAGCTGTTCCTCTGTTCGCTCGAACATATGGTGGTAATCGACATCGGAAGATTCAATGTCGCTGAATCCAATTGTCTGCTCGGCTAAAAAGGGCATGACAACTTTGATTCGAAGGTGGTTGTACATGTACACGTCAATCTGAGGATCACGAGTGGTCTTCCATGCGATCATTTTATCGTAAGACGATTCGTTGTAAAGAATCCAGTGAGCTGTAAACCCATGGGGAAGATCGTAGATGGTGACGTTGGGTGTTGAGAGCCCTGGGTTCTTCGTTGCGCCCTTATACGCAGCTGATGTAGCACCCAGGACAATATCCCATTGCTCTCGGTGCTCCACGAGTTTAGGAAGAACTTCCTCCCATAGCGCCTTAATAGCACGGGGGTGACGATTACGAGGAACGCAGTCGTCTTCCCATACCAGGACATGTGGATCCCCCCGTTCTTTTGCGTCTTCACACGCCTTGATATGCGAAAGGGCACACCCTACCCACCCCGGAGATGCTTCGACCGCAGGGAGACGTGTCAGTTTGAATGCGCCCTTCCAGATTCTGTTTAGTTCTTCCCATCGATCGGTTCGTTTCTCTAGATTGATGACGTATGGTTCGGTCATTTAGATAGAAAAACAGATTAACATTAAATGCCTCTTACAATTCCACAACCGGCCGGAGGGCTTGGAAATTGGCTCTTTCAGTTTTCGGCCGCAATAGCATGGGGTGACGACTTTGCCCTGTGTCCAGCTCTTAACCATCTTGCTGCACATACGTCAAGAGACTACTATTCCACGCTCTTCCGGAAATTTAAAAAGATTGAGGGTCTACCTCGCCTTACCGATCTGAACGAGCCAGAAGGAAATCCTATTCTCAATATTTCGCAGATCAAAGAGATCCTGAAGGCTCGGGACACACGGCTTTGCGGATACTTCCAGGACTGGCGATACATTCCTGAAGGGTTTGTAGGGATGTTGGAATTCCCGAACCCTGCTATTCTTGAGAAGTATCATCGTATACCGTCATCCTGTTTCATTCACGTTCGGGGAGGAGACTACATTCATCATACAGGTGCCCGATTAGTTCACTTCATTGACTTAACATCCTATTACACCGAATGTATTCGTCGTATGAAGGAGAAGGGAATTACCCATTTTTCGGTTTTCACTAATGATCCAGAGTTCTGTATGGCGCAACCGTGGCTGTCCGACATCGATTACGAGATCATCCAAGAGAACGAACTCGATTCGCTCTATTTGATGACAAAGTGTGCAGCAGCTATCTGTCCGAACTCTACGTTCTCGTGGTGGGGGGCATTTCTGAACAGAGGACGGCCGATCTGTATGCCTTCTAAGTGGTTCAATACATCTTTCCGAACAGAAGGATACTACTTCCCGGGAGTGGAGGTTGTAGACGTATAGAGTTCAAGCAGTCTAGGGTTTGTACATCTACAGTATTCGCATGTTTCGTGATTTTCTGGTAGACATGGGCGACAATTCAAAGCCCTATAATGATGTAATACTGCCTGATCACTGACAAATCCAGTAGACCCCAACCCTACAGGAAGAATTACGTCATGAACTGCGACCAAATCTATAAATGTTGGGTCTATTATCATCTTATACGTCGAATACCGTCTTTCACGATCCTGTTTGCATAGTGTATAATCTCGTGGATCAGTAGATGTAGAACTTATACCTGCACCAAACCACAGCCACCACAAAAACGAAAGACGATGATTTAATAGACTATCTATAGTCATCGGTTCATAAACAACAATATATTCGTCCAGATCTGTAAGTGCTAACCTATCAATACAATTTCTGGACAAATAGAGACTATGATTTTGCTGAGTAATCTGGGCTGAAAAACCAGATATCGGATGTAAATACGTATAATTCCAACGGAAAATAATACCGTTGAATTCCCTGGTAATCTCTAACAACTTTTCAAACTCTTCGTAACTACTATTGTTGTCATAAATAAAGAAGAACCCCGCACCAATACCCTTGTGGTAGTTTAACCAGTGATAAATCCATTTACTTGAATTTTTCTCGAGTGTTGTTATGGCAAATCTACGCTTGGGAACATCATATACGTTGGGTGTTACAGTTGTTCCATTTATATTGACATGAAAGGATGGAACACTATATATCCGACTACGTTCGTGAGGACAGATTATCTCAGTTGATTCATCAACCTTTAGACTCACATGATACGGACACACAACATATGTCGTATTATTTGAGTGAAACACATCATAGCATCCATGAACAGAAAGTGGGTCAATAACTTTCATATGGTTAATACACGATTAGACAAGTTTCTTGAAATATTTAGGCCCAGGTGTCTTGTGAACCGGTTCAATCTCCTCAACACTACAATTCGCAAAATATTCACGGCATGCTTTCTGGCATCCACCTAGTGCCCAGTCATCGATAATCAAAATTCCTCCCGGCTGAAGAAGCGGGTATAAATTTTCTAGGCAGACTCTTGTCGACTCATATAGGTCTCCATCTAACCTAAGAAGAGCTATCGGCTCATTAAATCCAACAACAGTGTCCTGGAACCATCCCTTGATAAATTTAAAGTCGGTGTGTGTTTGGGGAAACCAGTTCTTAACTATTCTCTCGACACTATCCAGAGGACACACCGTAATCCCAGATGATTTCAGAAGCTCACGTGTATTTGTGTAGGGTACGTGCTCCTTTATGGTTCCTATCCCAGGCTGCTCATCATCATCTCGGGAGGCTATGGGTATGCCTTCAAAAGAATCAAACCCATAAATAGCACGGCGCTGCCGATTATCAATACAGCATCGATGTATTGCTCCGAGCTGTGCGCCAGCAGCAACTCCACATTCTACAATACACCCCTGGATATTATTGTTTAATATGTGAGTTGTCATATCGTAGCTATTGCATATAGTTTCAAAGGATGAATACGCAACACTCCCGTATGGTTTTAAAAATAACATTTTATCTTCACGGGGGGTATGTTTTAATAGTTTGAAACGCAGCATTATACATAGTTGTTATAATATAACAACAATGTCATTGAGTTGGTTGCGCACCACACTCCCTCGTCGTATAGTGATTTCACTATCCATATATGGAGACGCTCAAAGGTTTATTCATGGACTCTATGAAAACTGTAGGGACATTAACAGGATTTATCCAGACTTTTGGATATATGTATATGCTGGTAATGATTTTGACAAATCTATGCTAAATGTCCTTGTGGGTATTCGAAATTTGAAGATTATATACACCGGGTTAACCGGACATATAAACATGTCCTACCGTTTCTTCTCTATTGATTATCCAGAAGTTAGTATTGCATTCTCAAGGGACTGCGACTGTCGTATTATAGCTAGAGATCAGTATTGTATCAACACGTTTATTCAATCAAACAAGATGTTTCAAATCATCAGGGATAATCGATCTCATGATGTTTCAATCCTAGGAGGAATGTGGGGTATTAAGAAAGGTGCAATCGATACGCCTTTGTACAAATTATTTAAAAAGTATTCAGATTCAAAGATAGGGGAGTATGGTTATGGTGACGATCAAGAATTCTTAGCACAATATGTGTACCCCATAGTAAAACCGAAATCCTTGATTTTTGACGGAAGGTTTCATTTTTTCAAGGACGAAGAGGTTGTGAATATTGATGTTCCAGATGAAATAACAGAAGTTGGAACACTAGAATTTGTAGGAAGGCCTATGTAACTCGTCTAGAGCATGATAAATTTTTATGTGGTATTCATAATCAGTTCTATGAACAACCCGTACACCATCCTAATAAAATTTCCTACAAGGAACCGTCCACAAAAGTTCATGGATGCCCTGCGCAAGTACATCGGGATGGCAGATGACACCACCAATATGAAGTTTATGATCACTCTTGATCGGGACGATACATCCTACGATCTGCACGATATTACTTCCGAGTTTCCGTCTCTCATCATCTCGATCGGTGAATCAAAGAACAAGGTTGATGCCATCAACCGAGACATGAACCGTGCTCCACCGTTTGATATTGTTCTCTTGGCATCCGACGATATGATTCCGATTATGCAGGGATACGACACCATCATACGCACAAAAATGAAGGAACTATATCCCGACACCGATGGTATCTTGTGGTTCAACGATGGATACCAGAAGCGTACGAATACACTTATCGTTATGGGAAAGAAGTATTTTGACCGGTTTGGGTTTCTCTACGATCCAGTTTACAAATCGTTCTTTTGCGATAACGAGTTCACAGAGGTCGCAGAAAAACTTGGAAAACAGACGTTTATAGACCAGACGATTATCAAGCATGAACACCCAGCAAATACAGGGGTTGAAACTGATGAACTCTATAAAACCAACGACAAATACTGGAAAGACGACGAGTATACTTACAACACACGGAATAAGATGGTATTTGAGTTCGATATATCTGTTCTTATTTGCACGATGCCGTCTCGTATCAAGCAGTTTACCGCATTGTACAAAAAGATCTCGGCCTTGATTGCGGATGTAGACTTGAAGATCGAGGTTCTTTCAAATGACCGAATGGATATCGACGTGGGCACAAAACGTGATAATATGTTACAGGATGCAAAGGGTAAATATTCCTGTTTCATCGACGACGACGATGATATACCCCATACGTATTTCAAGGAATACGAAACCCTGTTGAAAGACGGGAAGGATTACGACTGTTTTTCGTTGGTAGGAAAGTATTATAGCAATGGTCTTTATATCAATCCATTCTACCATTCCACGAAATATACGTCATGGTATGAAACAGGCCGTGGGTTCTTTAGGTATATCAATCATCTCAATCTTATCAAGACTTACATTTCTCGCAGTGTCGGGTTCAAGCGTATGACACATGGGGAAGATAAAGATTTTTCAGATAGACTGTATGAGTCTGGTAGAATCAAAACCGAAGGAACCCCGAAGGATATAATGTACCACTACTACTACGTGGACAAAAATGCAATAACACTGAAACCCAAACCAAGTAGGACGTTCAGTTTTTTGCGACGATTATAATTTAATTTATTGCAAAATAGAATACAAACCCACTAATGAACAATTTTTATGATGAAAATGGAAGTATCATTGATACACATGAGTATGAAACTATCGAACAACAGATTGCCGATAAGTTTATCTCCCAAGACGCAATTGTTCTTGAGCTTGGAGGACGATACGGTGTTGTAGCCACATGTATAAACAAACGGTTAGCAGACACCCGGCACCACTTTGTCGTTGAGCCAGATGAAAGCGTATTCGCTAAAATGTGTGATAACCTATCTTCTCATCGCTGCAATCCTCATGTATTTAACGGGATAATCTCAAATAAGCCACTTTACTTTCAACCAGGTGGTCTAGCAAGTCGTACTCGGGAGACGGCATGTTCTTGCGATTCATTTATAGTTCCGAACAAGACTCTCAATCAGATTATAGAGGAAACTGGGCTTAAGTTCGATACTCTTGTAGCTGATTGTGAAGGATGTCTAGAAGGATTTATTGATGATAATATTAACTATTTGGATAAGTTCAAGTTGATCACGTATGAATCAGATTTTAGGAGTGAATGTGACTATGAAAAGATTGAACGTATCTTAAAAGAACATAATTTTGAATGCATTCATCCAGGCGGGCATTCTGTATGGAAACGACAACCTCCATCTCTGCCAACCCCGCAGCCTATACCCCCTAAAAAGAAGCTGTTATCCTTTCTACGAACTCGTTAATCTATTTTTATGAGCTGTTCAACCCAAAAAAATAGACGCCGTGAAGCGCTGTTTTAAGTTTTAAGTGCTGGGATCACTCCATTCGTCCCAACGTTTAGGCCTTAAGAAAATGCACCTTCAGGAAGGACTGGAGGTTCAGGTACGTGACCGTGTCCGTGTCCTTCACCTTCAGCAGGCGGGACAGAACGCCGTCGGGGATGATGCGGCGCTTGTTGGAGGGGTCGAAGCACGAGTTCTCCTTGACGTAGGTGGACACGAACTTCGTGACCTCCGTCTGCGAGCGCTGCGAGCCCGCCGGCAGCTTCATGAACGAGCACAGCTCCGTCGAGAGGCCACGGGGCTTCAGGAAGGCGTTCTTGGAGCGGCGCAGCTCCCACGCCGTCTTCTCCTCGGGCGTCATGTCGGCGACGTCCTTCTTCACACGGCGCTTCTTGCCGGCCTCCTTGACCTGCTTGGCCGAGGCCTTGGCAGCAACGAGCGTGTCGGCGATGATCTCCTTCAGGTCGTTGGCGACGCGGGTGCGCAGCTCACGGATGCGCTCCACGATGCCAGCGATCGAGGCGGGAGCAGCAGCCTCCGTCGACGACGGGACCGCCACCTCCGGGGCAGCGACCGTCGGGACAACGACCTCCGTCTTGGCGGCCGGCGCCTTGCGGGCAGCCTTGACCTTGGGCTCAGCGGCCGGGGCCGGAGCGGGGGCCGCAGCAGCGGCGGGTGCAGGCGCAGCGGCCTTCGCAGCCTTGGGGGCAGAAACCTTCTTCACGGTCTTCGGGGCCTCGGTGCTCATGTTTGAGTTAGACTGAGACGGCTTTGCGGACATTTCTAACGCGGTTATGTATATACTCCTGTCCGACGGCGTAAATAGGTATGGAGATGAAAATATGAGAAATTCTTTCTCGCTTAAGAGTGTGGAGGGTGGTCGCCCCGACCCTTTCCAATTTTGAGGGTTGAAAAATTAGTGAAAATTTGTGTGTTTACTGCCTTACCTAAACTGCTATGCGTAGAACGAAATCGTTCTAGACATAACTGGTCATTTTTTGTGAAAAGGGGTATTTAATGCGCTTTTTTTTCCTGGCCGAAAAGTTGCAGAACCCCTTGAAACCTTAAAAGTCTATCTA